CCAGCCGAAAAGGCATTATTATTCAAAGCGATGAACAACCCTGAAAAACGTGTAGGCGACTGTATCAACATGACGATTCAGGCAAAAGACCTTTATTGCGAGGTCGTTACATGCACCAATCAGCAGACAGGACAGAGTGACGAGTGTCCGCGTATCGTTATCATCGACAAAGATGGAACGGGCTATCAGGCTGTATCTCTCGGCGTTTACAGCGCGATCAAAAAGATCATTCAGGTATTCGGTGCACCTACATGGGAAGAGCCCCTCCCCCTCGTCGTAAAGCAGATTACCAAAGGTGATAGAAAACTGCTCACATTCGACGTTGATTTTAAATAGGTAAGAAAGGAGAATGGGCGGCGAAACAATCGCCGCCCTATTTCAATATGATTACAAGAAATGGGATTGTTTACTCATTAAAGATAAGTCCATACATTATCAGAGTGGGTGACATTACGTATTACTTCTCTAGTAAGATTCATTTAGAGAAGTTTACTGAAAAGCTTTATGAAAACCGCAATACTCTCAACACGTCTTTAAGTAGACGGTTCAGTGTTTCTGTTGAGGTTCCTACATTATGTGATATAGTGCTTTATAGCAAGGTAGAAACAAGAGGCTTCTACATCACGTACAAAGGGGTAGAATACACATGCCTAAACAATATAACATTAAGTGGCGCGACTCTGACACAAAAAAGTTAGCAAACGCCGTAAGGAGTTACAACGCTAAGAGAACGCGTCTTCTAAAACAAGTACCAGAGTTAGACGAATTTCTTCCTCCTAAAGCTTCTACAAAGGCAATTAGGGCAGGAGTAAAGACAAGACGAGATTTAGAGAATGAGATAAAATCCTTAAAGAGATTTCTCAAAAAAGGAGCAGAAAAACCGATCGTTACTAAAGAGGGCGTTAAGACTACCGCATACGAGAAAAAAGAACTTACCATTAAGATTAATGCGATCAATGCGCGTAGGAGAGCAGAACTTAAGAAAGCGGCTCCCTCTACCGAAAAAGGAACCATGCGAACGATTCGGGAAAATAATCTCTTACCTAAGAGGAAGGATTTAGAGAATATCTCAAAACGTGATTGGGCTAAGTTCGTAGAGAGTGTGGAAAAGCAATCCAAGGATAGCTACTCATATGATAAGATACAGAGATATAAGGAAAACCTGCTCAAAGGATTGAACAACGCATTCGGTGAGAAGGGCAGAACCTTAATAGACTTAGCCTCTCAGATACCGGCTGAAACGCTTGTAGAAATGTATTACAACGACCCTGTACTACAGATAGACTTTATATATGACCCTCTGGAAATGGAAGTTATCATAGAGAGCATGGAAGAACATCTAAATGATTATCTTGACAGCATAGAGTAACTGTATTACAGGGAGGTAAGTTGCATGGCATTATATACAGCGGATTTCGAAACAACTACCGACCACTTAGATTGTAGAGTTTGGGCTTATGGGATATGTGAGATTGGGAACCCTGACATCTTCATATATGGAAACGATATTAGCGGTTTCCTTAACTGGTGCAAGGAACAAGGGTCAGTAACTACATACTTTCATAATCTCAAGTTCGACGGAGAATTTATACTGTGTTGGTTATTCGAACATGGATTTAAATTCGTAGAAGATAGAAGAGACTTAGATACAAATACATTCACAACGCTTATCAGTGACAAAGGTCAGTTCTACTCCATGGAAATATGCTGGTTCCGCAAGGGAAAGACTCGATGCGTAACCACTGTGTATGACTCCTTAAAGATACTACCCTTCAGCGTTGCGGATATTGCTAAAGGTTTTGGATTATCTATTAGCAAGCTTGAAATTGATTATGATGAGTTTAGAGAAGTAGGACATATACTTACACCTCATGAAGTTGATTATTTAAGAAATGACGTTGACATCGTAGCAAGAGCACTCCACATTTTGTTTGAACAAGGCTTAACCAAAATGACACAGGGGAGCAACGCTCTGTATGACTACAAACGAACCGTTGGAACAAAGAACTTTGCGAAATGGTTTCCTATACCAGATTACGATGCAGACATCAGGCAATCATACAAGGGAGGCTTCACATACCTAGCTGATAGATTTAAAGAACTCGATCTGGAAGAGGGCATAGTCTTAGATGTAAATAGTCTTTATCCATCTATAATGTATTACCAGCCTTTACCTTATGGAGAAGGAATTTATTTTAAAGGTAAGTACAAGGAAGATAAGCTTTACAATCTTTACATACAGATGATAACGTGTCAGTTTGAGCTTAAGCCTAACCACATACCAACTATTCAGATTAAGAATAACCTTTCATTTATTCCCACTGAATATCTAAAATCAAGTGACGGTGAAGATGTTACATTGTGCTTAACCAACGTAGACTTAGAGTTGTTCTTTGAACATTATGACGTGTTCAACATAACGTATCATAGCGGCTGGAAGTTTAAGTCAACAGTAGGTTTGTTCAAAGAATATATTGACAAGTGGAACACCATTAAAGTAGAAAGCACAAAGAACGGTAACAAAGCTATGCGTGCTCTAGCTAAACTTATGTTAAATGCATTGTACGGTAAGTTCGCATTAAACCCACACGTTCAGTCTAAGATACCTTTCTACCATGATGGTATCATTAAGTATAAGCTAGGGAAGGAAGAAACGAGAGACCCAATTTACATACCTGTGGGAACCTTCATCACGGCATGGGCTAGATATAAAACAATCAGTTCGGCTCAGAAGGTCTATGATCGGTTTGTTTATGCAGACACAGACAGCTTGCACTTAACAGGTACAGAGATTCCGGCAGAGTTAGAGATCGATGCAACAAAGCTAGGAGCATGGAAACATGAAAGTACATTCAGTCGGGCTAGATTTATCCGACAGAAAAGCTATGTTGAGGAAATCGATGGAGAGTTACACATCACTTGTGCAGGTATGCCAGAAAGATGTTATGAACACGTTACATGGGATAACTTTAGAAGTGGAAGTGTTTACAGCGGCAAGTTAGGAATGCAACACGTTCATGGGGGAATTGTCCTGAACGACATTCCATTCACGATTAAGAAAGGAGCATAAAATGGAATTGACATGGTTTTGTGCAGGAGTTATAACAGCTAATATTCTTTGGGTTTATATTTTGGTAAGAAAGAGTTGACAAACAGAATAAACTATGGTAACATAAACATGAAGGTTACATAGTTTAGTTGACTAGGAATGTTGGACGCTACGGGGTGAAATCCGCTGACATTACCGTTCGGGATAGCACCTGTGGTCAGCGAGTATGTAACCTTTTTTAAATGGAGGTGAAAGCAATGAAATATGGCGCTCCGTATTGGAAC